TTTAGGGTAGAACGCCCTAGGATTCTTGATAAGCCACACGAAGTAAAGAACATAAGCGACAAAATCGTAAGGTACAGACCGCTGAATGTTGACGACAAGAAGTCTCTCGGCGATTTGGTCGATCTTGTCAAGGCGGAACTGACCACGGAGGCTAGGGAGAAACTTCCCGAAAAAGCTTTCGCTCTTGCCGGAGGAAGGTACCCGATAAACGATGCGACTCATGCTAGAAACGCTCTTGCGAGAGTGTCACAGTTTGGTACGCCAGGAGAGAAGTCCAAGGTTCGTGCGGCTGTTCACAAAAAATTCCCTGGAATAGGCGGGGGAGAACATGAAGACGAGAAGAAGTCGGTTTCAGAATTACTTGATCTTGTTAAGGCAATATTGACTGGTCTTGGTAGAAATCCAGCGAAAACCGCTGCTGATCTTACGCAGTTGAGAGAGAGGGTTCTTTCCAGACTTGGCGGTGTTCCTGCCACAATAAAGCCCATAACTGCTGAGAGGTTTCAGAAGCCAGAAGAGAAGAAGAAGAAGGTCGAACACGTGAACCCAAGGACCGGTGCTCCAGCTCTTGCTTCCAGTAACGCAGGTCTTGACGTGAAAAGGTCTGTAGAATCGACCCTTCAAAAGGCGAAGGAGACGATGGCTTCTCTTGACCAGGCGAGAAAGAACACTGAGGATAGGTTGGCTTCTGAGAAGAAGAAGTTTACGTTAGCTGCTCCTCCAAAACCCCTTGAGGACCTTTCTGGGGCTAAGGGTGTAGACACGACTGACGAGTACAAGCTTCATCTTTCGAAGGCTCGCGATTTTATGGAGTCGTTCAAGAAGTCCACTTCCGGTACTTTCGGAGTTAGGGCAATAGGCAAACTGACGCAAGACCTTAGAGAGGAATAATGTTTCCTCTTAATGAACAAAGAATACTTCGTATATTAAAAATTTATTTCGATTATATAAGAAGTAACGAAGCGGTGTTCGAGAGGATACTGCAGTCGATGTTTGACAGCGACGACATCTCTACGGAAGACATAGAGGCGTTCAAGGACGTAATAAAGAACGACAAGATAAAGTACGCTCTTTCTTACACGAATGTCACCGCGGAATTTCCTACTCTCGTGTGTCTCATGGACCTCGAACAGCAGTCCGAGAAGTCAATAGGGGACTTTTTGGGTTCTAATGACGTAGACGGAGACGGTTACGAGGAGTCGGATGCGATAGGGTACTTAGGTTACGGGATATATTCGATAAACGTTTTCACAAAGCAGATCTTTCTTACGAGACTTTTGTCTATGTTCGTGAAGATGATATTGGAACATTATTTTGTTACTTCGGACCATAAGGACGCTAATTTTTATGAGTTGGACGTGCAACTTGACAGGTTCGCACCGGACGCCGAGTATTTTCCGGCCAATGTGTTTCACGTTCACATAATAGTGAGGTTCAGGTACCTAGAGAACTTTAACACGTTCTACAGCTTGATAAAAACGATAGACGTTTCAGCTTGTTTTGGCAAGTTCACTATCAACGAGAGCGGGATCTTACCTTAAATAAGCACGAGACACTGCTAATTTATAGGTTGTATTTACTGAGACAGAAAGAGGAGATATCCTAATGGGTGTGTACTTTAACGGGCGTTACTATATAAAACCGCAAGTCGCAACGTACGTCGACGACAACGCGTTGACGCCGGTCGGCTTAGTCGGTGCGAACGTCATCGGGATGATGGGTCCTTCTAAAGACGGCGTACCCAACCAGGGGTACTTGATAACGTCTCTGACGGACGCGACCGAAATCTTCAAAGAGGGCCCACTCGTTGACGGAATCTCCGCGGCTTTCGCTCAGGGTGCTCTTTACATATGGGCCACAAGGGTTGGCGGCAGTTACGCAGGCGGAACGTTTTCCAACGTTCCTTCCAGGTCTTCCGCGACAGTCACGAATCTATTTACTCTAAGATCAGTGGGCTATGGTGCTCATGCGAACAATACTGTTGTCACTTTCACTTGTTCTTCGCCTCTTGTATATAATAGGGTTTTGGACATTAGTGTCGCTGCTGAAAACAACAAGATTGAGACTCTTGGGATGGCGTCTAACGTCATTAAATTTGCCAACGCTAACGCGAACACGGTGACATTCACGATCGCCGTGGATACCGGAGTGTACGTTTTGGTCATTACTGACGGTGGTGGTGGTAATACTTCTCCGGACATAAATCTTGGATCGTATTCTAACATGTTTGACCTGAAGACTGGAATAGACGCTGCGATGGCGGCTGCGACTCCAGCACCGATAACCAGTGTTACAGTAACCGTCGTAGATTCTCTTGGTGGGACGGGTGGAATTCAATTGGATTCTGGTGCTTTCTCGGCGACGACTGGCGCTTACAACTACTTGTCTAACACCGTTAAGAGGGCTTTTGACTGGCTTAACTCTTCGCTCCAGCCTTACGTGATAGCGGAACAGATCGCTAACGCCTTTACGACTGCTGTCAACAAAAACCTTACGGTTCTTACCGCCGCTCCCTTTACTCTGACCGGTGGAACGTACGGTGCTGTGCCGACTATCAACGCAACCTCTTATGAGGGTGTCCTGGCAGAGGTCTACGAGGACCTCGACCTCGATCTCGTGGTCCCAATCGTGGATAATTACTTGGTCTGGGCCGGAGTCGATAACTCTCTGGGTGCTGCGATCTTCCAATTCCTGTACCTACACTGCAAGATGATGTCGGAAACCAAGTCAGAAGAGAGAATAGGTCTCGTTGGGTTCAACTTCGGTGCGAACGACGACAGCGTGACCGCAACGATCAGTAACGCTGCTTTGTATAATTCCCCCTACATTTCTCTGTGTTCTCCTCGTCTAAAATTCTACAGTCTTCAGGGTGTTTTGAAGACGTGGAACGGTACTTATACTGCGGCTGCTATAGCCGGAATGATTGCTAATTATCCGGTAGGAGAACCGATCACGAATAAGACCCTTTCTGGTATCACCGATCTTTCTACGATTTTCAAGAACGCTGATATTCTTCAGCTGATAGATAACGGAGTTCTGACTATAGAAAGAGTGAGAGGAATAGGGTACAAGGTCGTTCAAGGTGTTACGACGTGGATCTCTGATGACAACTTCAATAGGAAAGAACTTTCCGTAAGATTGGTAACAAACTACGTTGCTAAGAACTGCAGGGAGAATCTAAAGCAATTCATCGGTAGGAAGAACTCTCTGTTCATGCTTGAGACCATCAAGGGGTCTTTGATCTCTGTTCTTAAGGACCTTGAGGACGAAGGTGTCATCGTAGGAACGACGACATACCCAGCTTATAGGAATATAACCTTGACTGCTGACGGAGACGTTGTGAGGGTGTCTTTCGAGTGTTCGCCGGTCCTTCCGATCAACTACATTCTGATAACAATTCACGCGACGATATTCAAGGCGACTATCTAAGGAGAAGACGTAAATGGCTATTCCAACTAAAGTATACTCAGGCAACCAGATCGTCGTCATGATTTCGAACAAACCGGTGGGTTTGCTCCAGAACATGACGGCAAGCGAGGACTACGCTCCAGAACCGGCCTCTGGGGTGGGAGACCCAAGGGTGGTAGAGTGGGTACCTACGATGAACAGGATCAATCTTGCCTGTGACTCCATGTCACTGAAGAAAGACTCTCTGTTTTCTGTGGGAGTATTTCCTGGAGACATCCAGACATACATGGCTTCCAACCCGTTCACGATACAGATCATAGACAAGATCACTGGTCAGACCATCAGGCAGTACGACGGGTGTCTTTTCGCAAGTGGAACGGTCTCCATCAGAAAACACACCATCGTGGCGCACAACTGCACGATTCTGTCCACTAACGCAACGGCCGGAACGGCTCCAGGATTCAATGCTGCAACAGCTTAATAAAAAACACGAAGAGGTATCATTATGTCAGCAAAGGTTTCGCAAACTTTCACTTACAATCTAAATGGCAAGGAATATTCTGTCCAATACAAGAAACCAACTATTGGCGAGCAGATAAAGATAGGCCAACAGACGGCCACACTAAAGGGAGGGTTCCCTGCTTTGGACCCGGCCTCAGAAGGTCTTGCTTTTAAGATCTCTACTTTAAACGCTGTCATTATTAACAAACCAGCCGACTTAGATTTTTTATCTTTAGACTCTGACAATTGGGACGAAGTGATAAAAATGCACTCGGACTACGAAAACTTTGCATTTTTTCGCGGAGAAAATCCGCAGGCGGCAGCTAAAACTTAAAAAGATACTTAATTCCGAAGTATTAGAATTTGTTGACATAGACTCTTCAGAGTTCGAAAACAGAGTTTATTCTGAAGATTTAAAAGAAAGAGTTGCAGAAGAGTTTGAATACTTCAAACATCGTCTTATCTTTCGAAAAAAATACAATTTAGCACCGCTGGATTCCAGGTTTCTCGAAATGACTGACGAAGACATTTTGTTTGACCTGATGTTACAAAACAAAACAGATGAAGAAACCCAGAAATATCTCGATAAGGGGAAAAAGGAAGAGGTTCTGGCTAAAGATAACACCGAACTTTTTCAAACAGACGACAACACAATGGACTTAATAGAACAGGGCACAGACATAGACCTTGATTCTTTGATTAAGAACAAAGATAACTGGGAAGAAATTTAAGGAAACGATAGATGCCTGAGGACTCCAAAGATGTAAACATGGGCAGAGTGGCCAACTCTCTGATGTCTACGTTTGCTACTAGGGCTGAAGTAGAATACAGGTTCGGTTACCAACAGCCACTTCTTGCACCGACTGGTGGAGAAACTTCTAAGGCTCTCTTTAATGCTGCGGAGAGGTTAGAGGCTTCTGCAAAAATAACCGAATCTACGTTTACAACTCTAGGCACAATTGTTGGTGCAGGGATTGGATTTGCTTCTGGTGGACCCGCAGGGATGCTTTCAGGTGCGTTTGTTGGTGCTCTGGCAGGTGGTGGAGCCGGCAGTCTTATAGGAACTCTTTCTAAGATGTCTGGAGTAAAATCCGAGAGCGTCATCAAGGAAGAATTCGGTAAGTCCATGGTCAAAGAGGTCATGGAAAAAATGGCTCAGGACAAGGGATTCGATTACACGAGAACTTTGGCTACCATAGGTCGTTTGGGTGCCGGCATTTCAGCTTCTGGTGGTCAGATGGGCTTTGGAGGAATGGTCGGATTCGGCAGCGTTTCTGCCAGGTTGGGAGTGTCCTCTGAAGAGGTTGCTGGCTGGATGCAAGGAGCCATGGGAATCGGTGGAGTCAGAGGAGCAGGAGCTGTTAACCCAACCGTTTTGGTTGATGCGGTAAAGTCAGGGATCTACGGTTCCGGTGGAGAGATAGCGGCTGCTATAGCTCAGGGCGCTCGTTTTGGGTTTAAAGATCACACAGTTTTGGCTGCCGCAAGAGAACTTGGGACCACTGTAGGAGAGGCTTCCGGCATGATGGTCGGATTAAAGTTGTCCAACATCATGGGACAAGCCGGCATTGAAAATAGATTGATGGGTCGTGGAATAATGTCGACTGAGATCGGCAGAGAGAGACCAGAACTTGCCGTAGGGATAACCAACCAGTTGTTTCAGGGCACGACACAGGCTGCTCACGGTAACGACGCGATCGAGATGCTCCAATTTGCTCAGTACCGAGCTTCGAATCCTGGTGCTACGTATATGCAGTACCACAGGGACAAACTTGCTGGGTTTAGAACCCAGCGTGGAATGAACATGATAGGTGCCATAGCAGAACAGGGGATGCAGGGAGGCCTTCAGAACGAGATGGTCGCCTCTACGGCTCTTGGTGGATTTTCCACGGAGGGGTTCAATAGGAGAGACATCCGTCAACTCTTGTCTCTGTTCGGTAAGGGAATCGCAAGAACAGAGGCTTCTAAAGAGGGCGAAGGAGCTCCTTTCGGGCTTGAAGAAAAGGCGGCTTTGGCTGGAATGCAGGATCAGGGAGCCAATTTAAGAACGATACAGATGGCCACAAAGATATATGACGAGTACGGTCAGAAGATAGAGACAGAGACCAAGAAGATAGTAGAACTTGGGGACACGTTCAAGCTCCTTGGCGATTATGCAGTGATCGTTACTACCAGGATAAGAGAGACCATGAAGGACATGAATATCGGACCGGTCAAGGAAGGGGAGTGGGTCATATGGTCTCAGAATTATAGGTTACATCCGGACTTATATCAGAATCCTTTTCGTACCGACGGTGTTAAAAAAGAGTATAATAAAAACACAAAGAAGTGGGAATAATTGAACCAACTCATTTCAAATTTTGAAATTAATTTCATAAACTCTAGGACAAAGGAAAAGACGACTATTGTCAATGATTCTTCTTTTGTTGATACCATAAACATACACAAGGATATTTCTTTAAACAACGTTGTGTCAATATCTTTTGTTAAAAACAAAGCATACGAGAACGCATCTATCGGTAATTATCTTTCGCTCTTTAATTACGTCAAGATCAAGATAGAACTTACGAACAGTGACGAATCAGTTCCGCAAAAATACTACTTTTCAGGTTTCATTGTTGAGATAAACGAGGTGGACGATTTGGGCGAGAGACCAATGTTCGCTGTCGTCGTAACCGTCAGTGATTTTTCTCATCTGTTGAAGACGACATTTTATTCTAAGAATTTAACTTTCTTGGACATATTGGCTCAAGCCATTCCAGAATTTAGGCTCCTTAATTTCAACGAAATATTCTTCTCCGGTAAAAAAGACCCAAGAGGGGACGCAATGATAAGTCAATTTTATACTCCAAGTCAAATGGGTTTTGTTCTATTTATGTTCTTTACGTTTAAGTTTTTTGTGAAAATGATAGAAAACAACGAAGTAGAGATAAAACCATTTAGAATATTCTTGCCGTTCTGTTTTGGGGTAGAGTCAAAGTTTGCGACTCAGGCCATGTCGCTTTTGATATACAAACAGTTTCAGTCTAATTCCATGGAACTGTTTAAGTATTTGTTTCCTGAACCATTTTTTGAATTTAATGTTTTAGAAACTGAGAGTTCTGTCAATTTAATTATCCGACCATCTCCTCTTTTGGCTTACGATAACACCGATTATAAGGTGATCGAAGTACCGGAATTTGATTTTGGTCTCAGTGTGATTGATAGTTCCGATCCTAATGCTGCCGTGGTAATAAATCAGAAGATTAGGGACTGGCAGTCGCTAGTAATTAACTATATCGAGGGTAAAAACGGAGGAACGGAGAATCTAAAATCCATAGGTTCTAACCTGGCATACTCCTCGTTGAGCGATTTTATGTCCTCTGATCAAGATGCTAAGATAATAGCAGGTGTCCTTTATAAGGAAAAATATTTAGACGTTAAAAAGATAGCGTCAATTAGTTCTAGAAAATCTTCTTCTTCTGTCGTTAATCTTATTTGGACAGTAGCAACGACGGACACTTCTTTGATTAGAGCGACCGGAAGAGGATTGGTGTACGGTAATTTTGAGGAACTAATACTTGATTTTAGAGGTTCACCACAAACGCATGAAGAGTTTCGACTTAATCACATAGAGACTGACAAGAGGTACAAAGAAGGAATCAATTGGTACTTGAGTGCTCAGTATTCTATAATGAAACCATATTCAAATCCTATGATATTTTTACCACCAGACGGTAATGCTACTTGTCCTGGTGACATTAGGATATTTGGTTTAAGAGAATTTGAAGCAAGATGGAACATGTTTAACATTGTTGATTTTTCTGTGTTTGCTTTATTTAAGAATTTAAACGACAAGTCGTTTGATATTCTTAGAGAATTAGCCAGCAAGGGTGATCCGTTACTGTTAGATAAGGTACTTTTGCTTCAGAAAGATACAAAAAATCTTGATACGAGTGAGTCTTCCATTAAACCAACTGGAAGAAAAAAAGCATTACGTCAACAAAAAATTCTTAACGATTTAAAGTCTAAAACCGAAGCTGAGCGCGTGCAGATAGTCGCTCAACAGATAATAAACAGTCCTACTTCGAAAGTGGATCCGTCTGCCATTAATCGGACGAGTTCTGGTCAAAAGATAATACAGACACCGTCGGTCGCCGTAAACAGAGTGAAGACCAGAGATGATTCGTGGAATGAAATAATGACAAGCATCGATAAGGATTTTGGGGTACAGATGTTAAAAATATTCCAGTATCACCAGGGAATGGATTTTAAGTCTTTGTTAGTAGGAACTCCGGCAGAAATCAAGTCTAAACTAAGACTTGTAGGAGACAAGTTTGTTAAAGATTTTGCGTCCGGTCTAAACAATATTATTGGTTTTGCTTACAAAGATAACGAAAAAATATCTTCTGCGTCCATCAAGATTCCTATAGATCTCAGTGTAGTTCAAGGACAGATTTTAACTACGTATGTTGACAATGTTTTGAACTCAAACGAAATAAATCTAAAGGGTTACGTTGTTGGTGTCACTCATTCTATTAATTTTAATTCCGGTCTGTTTATGACCACTGTGGAGTTAAACAGGGTAAACAAGACATATGCCTCTTAATCTAAACTCCGGGGTCATGGGTTCTCCGACTGAGTTGTACTTCTGTAAGGTCGTAAGGTTTAACGCCGTCGAGAACACGGCGGATGTTGTCACACTGGACGACAATGTCTCTATTTACGGAGCCATGATTACTAGTTCTGTTCCTTCTAGTCTTAGATTCGGTCAAAAATACGTTCCGATAATAGAAGTCGGCATGAGGTATTTTGAAGACTCTTCACAGGACGTGTATTGTGTTGCTGCTTTTATGGGAGACTATAACACTTCCTGTATTTTAGGGTTTTTTACTCCTACGGAAAATCAATTGTCAATTCCAGAGTATGGACTTTATATATTTAAACATGAATCTGACGTTATATTTGTGGTCAGAAGTGACGGTACGACATTTATGTATCATCCATCTGGAACGTATATAAAAATAGGAGTTAATGAAGAAAGTATTGTTGAAAACGAAGATTTATTAAATGTTCTTGATAGTGGTAAATTTACTTTGGTAAACAAAGAATCTTATAATTCTATAAACCCTACCGGTATTTTTATTCGTCATTACGCAGGCCAACAGGTGACCTTAGACTCTTCAGGTGGAATAACAATAAAAACCACAGGTGGTAGTTCTACTATTACGATGACACCGGATGGAGTGATGAGTATTTCCACTTCTTCTAAGGTAAATGTCGACTCTAAAGAAGTAAACATAACGGCTGATACTGTAAATGCTACGACAAAGATGACAAACGTCATAGCACAAACTGTAAATGTCACGTCGACCTCAATGATAAACCTTGTAACTCCGGATCCTGGTGGACTCACCATGAATGGACTTCCTGGTTTTACCGGTGGTGGAAGATACACGATAGCAAACAACGGAATAGTTACTCATATCAATCCAAATTGATCCATAGGAATAGACCATGGCCATTTTAGATGCTATAACAAATTTAACTGATCCCATAGCGAAGAGCACGAATAGTGTTAAAAACTCCAACCAGTTATTCGTGTTGAATGTGAAATTTGAAGGAGCTCCTCCTATCAAGTTTTCTTTTCCAATAAATCCTGAAGAAATTTCTGTGGACCAACAGAGTAGGGTCGGTGTCATATTTACGTATGGGTCTAAGGTATTTCAGAATCTTGGTAGGGGCTTGAAGACCATCACTCTGTCCGGCCACACTGGGTTCAGGGTTGCTCCAGAATTAAATAATGTGTTTAGTCAATTTTCCCCTATTGTATTTGAGAAAGAAGGGAAAAGAAGTTACTTGGATCTTTATGCGCTCATACAGGCAATAAAGGGAGAGAACATATTTGACGTTAAAGCTGCAGATTTTAAAGAATATGGCACTAGAAACATTGGAAAGATTAAATACGTCAAACTGGTAGACGCTCAGAAGTTCATTACGTATGATGTTATCCTAAGGTCCGATAAGTTTTTTAGGAGTAGAACGCAACCGAACTTGTACAGGTATAGTTTGAGTTTTGTCGTGCAAGATGAGAGTTTTTCTGCTCCAGACATAGACACTTCCACCATTAAAAACGAACCAACGTTTTTAGAACTTGCAAAAAACATAAGTGCTAATTTGCAGACGATAAAGAATAACGTTTCTGCTTCTATTAGAAGCATTAATTCAATGATCTCTAATTATTCTGACGCTGTTATTGGAGTTGTCGATGATGCATTTTCAGTCGCCACTGCGGTGACGGAGGGCATAACAGCAATCGAGTCGAACCTCTCTTCTAGAGTAGACAGCATAACCAGACTAGACTCCCTTCAGGATTTGATAAAGTCTTTTACTCAGATGATAAACGGCGTATACATTCTACAGGAAAAAATAAAGGCGGCCGCAAACGGAGAAGCGTTTTTTGAACTGAACAACAACTTAAAGATCTTAAGACAGACCCTTACGGGAACAGCGCAACAAACGAGGGCGTACTACAATGAGGAAAGGTTCAGGAGGGATCTTACGTCGATAGGAAATCAGGGAAACATTCAGGTGGACAGGGACGCCTGGGCAAGATTTGAGACGGATGTATACGGTCTAAAAACATCTTCGTTTAACATTCCTGACGTAGACATAAAGAAGATAGAAGTGGCTAACTCTTTTTTGTACGGTAAGGATAACAGGGACTTGAACTATAGTACCACCAATTTTAACAAGTTTTTCTCCGATACGTACCAGTTGACGTTTGTAGAGTCTCTTTCTGATTATAACATAAAGACATTTAACGCTTACTTATTTAACGATTTTGAGAGAAAAAACAACGTTCTGACAAAGCAGACGGATGTTATTTACACCGCAAATCTTCCAAGAAATTACGTCGGCAAGTTGAATTTTGAGATACAGTACAGTTCCGTGGAGTCGTTTCTTAATTCTTCCGATTTTAGGTCCATAAGAAGACTTAAGATAAGGGAGGGCGACACCCTTGAGAACCTGATCGACTCTTACGCAAAGGAAGAGAAGGTGGCGTACAAGAACTACGAATCCATAGTTTCTTTCTTGAACAACATAGAGGAGCCTTTCATAATAACCTACACTCCAATATTTGGAATATCTACCCAACAGATTAGTGATTATGTCGGTTCTTTTTCTATTAGCCAGTCTTGGGATGAGATTCTTTCTAAGACCTATATTAATAAGATTACTAGGTCTAGTTTTATCTCGTATTATAAGTACAATTTTAATGAAAACGATCTTGGAGCGGATGTTCGTCTACCTCTATATTCAATAGATCCCAACTCTCCTCTTTACGTTGCTGATCTTTCTATGGCGTTACAGAAGAATATCGCAGAGGCTTTAAATTTAAACATTTATTCTGTTAAGATTAACTACACAGTAGGTGATTTTGTTGCTTTTAATGGTATTTCTTACGTTTGTATACAGAATAATGGACCAGCATCGTCTCTTTGGCATCCGACTTCGGTTGCGTATTGGTCTGTGACAACCGGTAGAAATTTTTCTATGACTATTTTAAAAGATATATATTCTGAAAATTTATACGTCTTATTTGGAGTTACTGCGGTTGGTAATAACGATACGACCACGACAATTTTGGGTGGACTTGATGTTTCTAAAAATGTAGAATATTTTTTCATTGTTGGTTTAGAAAGAGGGACTGGGTACAATGTGGTTCAAGATACTATTTTTGAGATACTTAATCCATTTAATGTTACTGAGGAGATTTTGGACAGGTATGCTGGTCTTGAGAGGTTTAGGGACGATATAGAGACCGTTTCTTGGGATAAATGTTTAACGGTTATACAGAATATTTATAAAGAATATCTCTCTGCTTCCGCTTCTCTTTCGTTTGCTTGGACGTATGCGGAAAGAAGTTTTTTCATAAGTGGAACAGACCCCACCGATATAGGTTATTCTGGAGAGAAGGGGTCGGCGTTGTTTACGAACTTTTATTATTTGACCACCCCAGATCCAATAACCGGAGAAAACATTAGGACCAAGTATGTGTACAATATGACTGCAGAGATAAAGTACAAAATCCTTACTAATGATGATTATATATTATTGCCTTCTTTGAGTGACTCTTTTTTGGGTTTTGAAAATGTTCTTTATAAAGATGATGTGTATAAGATTGATGTAAATCAGGATTTCTTAAAGTATGAGATATTTAGTTTGGACACGGTAAATAGTGTCAGTAATACCCAGCAAACCTATACTATTGATTTTCCTCTTATTAGAGGAATACCTAACGTAAAACAGGCCATAGTTAATAGACTAGATTGTCCAGAGGAGGGATTGAAGCCCCATAAAGAGTATGGAATGCCAAATCTGTTGGGAAAGAAGAATTCTTTAGAAAACATAACATTGTTAAGATATTATTTGTATAGTCAGCTTAATTTAGAACATAGGGTGAAAAGAGTTGATAGTATGAAAGTAGAAGTGAAACAATCAATTCCAGATGCCGTCATTGCTGATTCCAACATAACGCTGGTAAATAACGACGAGATTATTGTGAGGATTTAATGGCTTTTGTTTTAAAAGATTTAGAGACAATAAGAGATGAGTTTTATACTAAGCTAAAGGCTTATGCTATTGAGAATTCTAAGAATCCTTATATAACGGATTTTAATGTTGGTAGTACGATTAGTATATTGACTGAAGCTTTTTCTAGTGTTCTTGAGGATTTCTACTATCAGTTATATCAAATAACTAAAGACTCAATAGAAAACATCTATAATGGTTTTAATTTTTATAGGATTTCTGGGAAGAAAGCTTTTACTACGGTTCGGATCTATCTTCCTTCCGTAACTTCTGTTTCTGATGTAAATAATCCTATATTTTTTAATATTCCAAAATCTACTGTTGTGTCAACGGATGATGGAACCATAGAATTCGAGTCTATTGTTGACTACAGTGTTGGTAGGTTGTCCGTTCAGGCTGGCGGAGAGTTTAACGGTAAGGTCTATTACGAGTTTGATGCAATATCTAAGAGTATTGGTTCCATTGGAAACATTGCTACAAATTCTCTTACGAAAATAACTTCTTCTATTATGAATAATAATAATTTATCGACTGTGGTTAGGAACGATGCCGCGGCCGGTGGATTTGACGAAGAAGAAGAAGAGTTCATGAAAAAGAGGTTCCAGAAGTATCTGGTTTCTTTAAGGAGGGGTACAAAAGAGGCGATAGAGTTTGCGCTCCAGACGAACGTCAATTTTAGCGGATTCTTGTACAACATAGACGAGTACAAGTCTCTCTACATGTTGAAGCAGGGATACGTAAATTATGCTATGGGTTCTAGTTCTAACGTATTCACGGACCTCTATTATGACAACAAGTTCACGTCTTCTTATACTCTTTTGGACCGCACGGATGCTCAGTTTAACGACGGCACTCTTGATTTTGCTCTTTATTTCGGTACTAAAGAGAGGTTCTACAGTCTTCTGTCGGTCACAGAAACACTCCCGGTCCTTCCGGGGGTTTTCGTGGTCGGACAGGTGTCTTATTGGAACGGAACTGGTTGGACGGCAGTGGACGACCAGTCGCCAACGAATCCGACCAGCTTTTCTTTAGACCAGTACATCACTTGGACCATAAATAACCCGACGCTGTGGGAGCAGAGGACGATACAGAAGTATACTGGGTATTTTGTCAGGATAACGTTTGGTTCCAATACTGGAGCCTCTGTGATTACATCCGTTTCTGCCATCAAGACGATGACTTACCCGTTTCCAGGGTACGTGGACATCTACTGTTTGAAAAATTTTAAGTATTTTTTAACGGATTTGGACAAAGAGATAGTTGCCGAAGCTTTAGAGAACCATAAGGCGGCTGGAGTCATAACCTCTATTGGTAGCGCTTCGATAATAAACCTTTACCCGATAATTGTCATTTACACGCCTCCTGGTGGACAACCTCCGCCGTCTACTGTATTAGAAGACATTAGGAACGATATAAGGACGTATTCAGGGTCGCTTAACGTTGCTACGGACTTTAACAGAAACGATCTGTACGCATTAATCTATAGGAAATACAGCAACTACGGATCGATTTTTATTTATTACAATTACGACAATTCCATGTATGAGACTGGGTTGATATACAAGGAATTTTATAAAAACGTGGTTCTCTTTGACGCATCTAAGAACGAAAAGATAGATTTTCCGTTCGTAGACGTGTACATTTTGGACAGTCTTAATTACTTGGACAATGTTAACATAGTAACTGATATTCCGGATGCAGCGTCCGGGGTCGACTACGACGATGTGTACGGAAATCTTTCTTATTAAGGAACTATAAATGGCCAAGGATCTTTTGTTTAAGTTCGACTCTTTAGGGGCTTCTCCGTACTTTAGGGTATCGGATTTTCAATCGGCCGACTACTTGAATAATTCTCTAGAGGGGATTACATTTGACTCTCCTTTGGCAATAGCGGGAACTACGGCTTTGGACTTTAGAA